TACTACGACATGGGCTACGACACCAAAGGTAAAGAGTATGCCAAGTCGGGCATGGCTCTGGACTTAGATGAAGCAGCAGAAGAAGTTATTGAGTGTCCTAACTGTATGTATGTTACAGACGGCATGGAACTTGTTTCTTCAGGCAATACTTGTTATCAATGTGGCTGGTGTTTTGAATGCACTCAAGGCTACATGGAATGTGATTGTTATACCCCGAGCACACGACAACTAGCAATGGAGTACTAATGTTTATAGTTATAGCCTACAACATGGGCACAATCAAGAACATCTATGGTCCCTTTGAAGAACCTAAAGATGCACATGACTGGACAACAGTGGTCAGTCCATCTTATACTTGTGTAGTTCATAGATTGGTGGAACCCAAACACAATGCCGACTAAACGTGTATGTGAATTAACAGTATGCCACACCTGTACTGCACCCATTTGGGTGCCCATTACAGACTTCCATCTTGATGAGAAAGGCTACTCCAAAAACTTTTGTTACCCTTGTGCCTGGGCTAGGCTAGGGGAAACAGGTATGCCTGTCGTGTCTAATGCAGAGTTGGCTGCAGACTAGGGTATACTGCCTACCGTAAGGCAGGTAGATGTTTCTCTCCGTCACTCTATCCTGCCTTACATTATCTAAGGAGAGACATGGCAATTGAAATCAACAACGAACAATTACCTGAACACATTAGTTACTCAAGCCTAACCACATGGCTATCATGTGGCTGGCTGTACTACTTGTCCAGGGTTCTTAAACTACAAGAAGAATCTTCATGGTGGTTCTATGGTGGCAGTGCAGTGCACCGTGCCTCTGAAGAATACGATAAGTTAAACCCATGAAAGATCTATTAGAGCAATGGAATTTGTGGTGGAATGCTACCGCAGATGAACGCCCTGAGTATAAAGGAGATCGTACTAAGTGGCGTGTAGCGGCTGCCCGTACCCGTTCACCGGAGGACGGGGACTGGTGGTACACCAATGGCTTTAGGTTCTACAAAAACTGGATCGAGTGGCGTCAAGCCAACCCACATCTAAAGATTGCCGTTACTGAACAAGGTTATTTAGGTATTGAACTTGAGATGAACCCAATCATTGATGGCATCATGGTCAAGATGTTTCTTGATCGCGTATTCCTTGATACTACTACAGGTGAATACATTATCGTGGACTTAAAGACAGGCAAGCGTGTGCCTGGTAGTTCACTACAACTAGCGTTCTACTCCTATGGTCTACGCAAGATCTATGGTATCCATGCAACAACAGGGTACTATTGGATGGCGCGTAAGGGAGAACTGTCGCAAGCGTTCGACCTTGCCGACATGACCGACGACAAGATCGAAGCGCTGGTTAGTATGTTTGATCGCGCCCGTAAGGACAACATCTATCTACCTAACTTCGATCACTGTAACATGTGTGGGCTATCGTCCGCATGTGAATGGACAACTAAACAAGAACAGGAGAGTGACGATGAGTAGCGCAGAAGCACCCATCTCAATCACAGTCAAGACTGCAGTAGGTAGTCTTGTAACAGTACGAGCAGAGGATGGAGCAGGACTAGATCAAGTGATTGCACTTGGACTAGAGTCCATCAAGGCTGCAGTAACAGAACTAGAAGGTGCAGTACGTGGTAACACTGCAGCACTAGCAACAGTAACTCAAGCGTTTCCTAGCGCACAAGTAATCCAGCAAGACACACCACCTTTTAGCGGAGCCCCTTCTATTGGGGGCGGACGTAACTGTCCACATGGAAAGATGACTGCTATCCAAGGGCAATCAAAGCAAGGTGGTATCTACAAAGGATACTTTTGCCCATCAGCACAAGGTGATCCGTCTAAGTGTAAGACCACTTATGTACAGAAGCATGAGCCTGATTGGAATACATTCGTACCTGATCGCATCAAGTAATGAAAACATTACGACGCTCAGTTCGCAAGACTGATGTAGGAGGGGAGCCATTACCGGCTCCCTTTCAAGCATTTGCTAGGGCTGGTATTGTGTTGCGTCGTGCTGAGGTAACAGTCATTGCAGGTACACCTGGTGCTGGTAAGTCGTCAGTTGCATTACACATTGCAGCACGACTGAAGCAACCAACACTTTACTTCTCTGCTGATACCAATGCACATACCATGGCTATGAGACTTATCTCTATGACAGGTAAGATGACACAACAAGCAGCCGAGAACCTTATGAAGAATAGTCCTGACACAGCAGAGGCTATCTTGTCAGAGAACAATCATTTGTTTTGGTCATTTGAATCTTCACCTACACTTAAAGACTTAGACGAAGAAGTATCTGCATTCGAAACTATCTGGGGTAGATCACCTACTTTGATAGTAGTAGATAACTTAATGGACGTAGCACTAGATGGCGCAGAAGAGTTTGCTGCCATGAGACAGATCATGAAAGAGTTGAAGTATCTTGCAAGAGATACTAACGCTGCAGTGTTGGTGCTACACCACACACAAGAAGGATCACAAGGTTACCCATGTCAACCACGCTCTGCATTGCAGGGTAAGGTTGCTCAGGTACCAGCAATGGTGCTAACTATAGGGCAACAGATGTTGCCAACTGGATTGGATATGTATCTATGTATTGCACCTGTAAAGAATCGATATGGTAAAGCAGATCAGACTGGCAACACATACATACAACTATCCTTTGATCCAGAGTCAATGTATCTAGAAGATATTGTTAGAGACTATAGACAGGAAGTAACATACGAAGATGTCTAGTGCAGCCAAAGCCAAAGGTTCCAAAGCAGAACTTGATGTAGTCAAGTATCTTAAAGAGTGGTTTCCCTACGTGGACCGACGGCTGGCTGGTGCTACGCTAGATAAAGGTGATATCAGTGGTATCCCTGGTGTTACGATCGAGATTAAAAACCACGCCAAGATGGACTTGGCGGGTTGGACAGAAGAATTGTTAACCGAAATGGCTAACGATAATGCATGGACAGGCACGGTGTGGCACAAGCGGAAGGGTAGGGGAAGCCCTTCCGATTGGTACTGTACTATGCCTGCTCATGTATGGGTAGAGTTACTAAGGAGAGCGCTTGGACAAACACAGCATTGAGGATTACCTTAACCACATAGGTGCAAAGGTACCTAACCGTGGAGGTGGATGGCGTAAGATGTTATGTCCATTCCATGAAGATGGAACAGCGAGCGCAGCCGTAAACTTTGATATCAATAGATTCAAATGTCATGGATGTGGTGTCTCTGGTGATACATATGATTTAATACAACTGAAGAACGGAGGCACATTAGTTGAGGCTATCGAATTCGCATCGACAATTTCTACGTCGGGCGACGGAGCAGTACGCAAGCCATATCGAGCAGGCTCAGGAGTATCTGTTAACAAGACATCTCTCGGTAGAAGAGGCTCGCAAGTTTCACTTGGGCGTGGTCGTAGATCCACTTCCGGGACATGAAGCATTCAAGGGTAGGTTAGCCATCCCTTACATCACACCTAGTGGTGTGGTAGACATTAGGTTCCGTGCTATACACAATGAGGAACCTAAGTACATGGGCATGATTGGTGCAAAGACTACGATGTACAACACCAACGCTTGCTTTGCTGGCAACAAATACATCTGCGTAACTGAAGGTGAGTTTGATTGCATTATCATGACAGCCAAGACTGTTCACCCTACGGTAGGTATACCAGGGGCTAACAATTGGAAGTCGCACTACTACAGAATCCTAGATGACTTTGATATGGTTATCGTCCTCGCTGATGGGGATAACGCAGGTGCTGAGTTTGGCAAAAAGATAACTAGAGAGTTGCCTGGTGCCAATGTAATACCCATGCCCGACAATGAAGATGTAAATAGCACCTTCATTAAACTAGGAAAGGATTGGATCGATGAGCGAATCCGAGATTGTATTACCGCTTGACGAAAGTATATGGGACCACGTAGCCCACATGGAGGGGTCAGTAGGCATCCGTCTATCAGAAGAGAAGGTACTAGATCTACTCGGTGCACTCTATGATATATACTATGTCAATAAAGAAGATACTCAAGAGGCACAAGATCTTCTTATTGGGCTTGCTGCTCTACTTGTCGCTGCTCCTATGGGCCAAGCGAACAAAGTATGGGAAGAACTCCAAGTAAGGGATAGCATGAAGAACTTTGAACTATCCATTAAGGAAGTACTAGATGAAGGAAAGTGATGTCGATGCAATCTTGGCTGATCTCAGATCTATCCTCCTTCGCAAGCAAGAAGACTATGGTCCGCTTAACATATCGCTCGCGCCTGGGGGTCCTTACAATGGACTCCGTGTGCGTATGTTCGATAAACTCCAGCGGTTTAGTCATCTCATCGAGACGGGTAACGACACGCCGAACTTTGAAAGTTTGCGAGATACCTTCATTGACCTTGCAAACTATGCCATAATAGGCATACTAGTCCAAAGCGGACAGTGGGAAGGTTTGCCAGATGGCAACAAAACAACAGAGAGTAGTCGTGTTAAGCGATCTACAGATTCCATACCACGACGAGGCTTCGGTGAAGAGAGTCATTCAATTCATCAAGTATTACCAGCCAACACAGTTGTGGTGCGTGGGTGATGAACTAGATGCACCTGAACCTAGCCGTTGGAACAAGGGGTTAGCAGGGGAGTACGCTCCCACACTGCAAGACTCGATCGACCAGACATACGATGTCATGGCAAAGTTTCGAGCGGCACTGGGTAAGGATAAACCGTTTATAATCCAACGGTCTAACCATACCGATAGGATTCAGACATACATTAGAAAGTATGCCCCAGCATTTACCTCACTTGATTCACTCAAGATCGAGGAACTGTTGGGGTATTCTTCTTTAAACATTCAGTACTTACACAGGTTTAAAGAGTTACTACCTGGTTGGGTAATGGCGCATGGGGATGAAGGACGCTCGGTACAAGTACCAGGCAGCACTGCTATGTCTCTCGCAAAGAAGTTGGGGAGAAGTGTCGTGTGTGGCCACACCCATAAGTTGGGATTACAGCATGAAACTACTGGTCTATATGGCAAGACAGATACCATCTATGGGCTAGAGGTTGGTCACCTGATGGACATGAAGCAAGCAGCGTACTTGACTACAGGTATTGCTAACTGGCAGCAAGGCATCGGCATCCTTGTTGAGAACAATCGCAAGGTAACGCCGTATGCCGTGCCGATCATTGACG